CTATTTTCTGCACGTTCCTCAGAACTCATGTTTGACATCTGATCGCGCAAAGATTGAATTTGACTCTTAATGTCTAAATTATGTTTTTGAACTTCTTGCTTTTGTCTAAATTGTTTAGCTTTAGGAGAATTATCATCAGGTCTAACACCACTAGTAGCGGCACTAGTTCCATCATACCGATGACCGCCATAACGATCTTCATAACCTTTTAACTCACGAGTTTTCATATAGTACTCATGAGCTTTAATAGGATTGTAGTATTTACTAGCATAAGCCATACTAACCACCTATTTCATGCTGTAATTGTTCAAGAAGTTTTTCGCTATTACTAGGTTCATCACCATAGTCATCATTATTGAGCATTTGTTCTAATTCATCCAACTCACCATTAAAATCAACATTAGATCCGTCACCTTGGCCACCAGCAACACTGGGATCAACCTGATTAATAGGCATGTTCTTATTAATAAGCTGATCAGACCTTGGATCGTCATTAGCCTTAAATCCGAGAATAGCTCGGAATTCATTAGCTGAAAGAATCTCGTTTCGACTAAATGCATTAGCCATGTTGGCAACTTCATCAACCGTAACCAAATCAAATACGTCAAGATAGTATGCAACTTTTTGTCCTTGAGTTCTAGCGGTCGGAGTAAGAAACTTTCTAGTAAACTCCAACTCAATAGTATCAAGAATCGGTTTGAGAACTTTCTTGTTATAGAAAAGCATCTGCTCAGCATTAGCAGTACCTTTAAATACATCAGCACTTAATCCGATTTGATTATACAATTGATCGGTCAATGCTTGAATTTGCTGAGGCAAGTCGTTTTCGATCGCATGACCCAACTGTGTAACTTTTTCAGTCGAGTCAATATATCCGACACCGTATTTTGATTTGGTAAGTTGATCTTCCAAAGCTTGTCTGCGTTCTTGCGCTTGAGCTTGTTTTGTTGGTGACTTTAAACTATATGGTAATTGTATTAATAAATTTAACTTGGACGATGCTTTTTGTCCATCAATCTGATCTAGCAAATTCATCTTATAAATAAGACGTTTCAGAGTTGAATTAGGCTCATTCATGATTGAATAAAAAGGATTTTCAAGAATAGCAACTTTATCCTTAGGTAACGTTACTGTTTCGCGTTTACCTCGTCTATCATTATACACATCTATTTTGATAAACGATGGCATCCATTCAACTATTCTGCCAGTTCTTAAAGATAAAATATCAAACGAACTACTTCTATTTAAATCAGTATTCGTATCAACTGGAACTACCGCAATAACACCTTCATCCAACATAGATTGAACAACATCTATCCAAAAATCTCTAGCAGTTTGATCAATATTAGCAGACAATGTTATGCAATCGTTTAGTCCACTTTTAATATTCTCGACAAATCTTTTATTGTCATCTACACGAACATGTTGGATTTGAACCGAAGCAACATCATTCGCAATTCGATTAAATATAGAATTTAGAATAGATCGTTCGTTGCTATAGCGCATCTTTGTACGATCTTGTCGAATATAACTAGAGGATCCAAATTCGCTTATTATTTGCTTTGGATTATCTATTTCAGATTTAATTCGATTATGCTCACCAGTAAAAGCATTCCAAGCACTAGCAAATCTGTCTTTTAACGACATTTGTCACCCCCTATCGAGCAATCGAGAACCTATTCAAACATTTCTCTATTTAATTTGTAAGCAACGTATGCATCCATCATGGCGGCAACACTGTCGATCTTTTTATCGTTACGCTTCTTAAGAAGTTTTCGATTACCATTAGTATCTTCAAGTGTTATGCAATTGCCCATACAGAAAGACATGAGTTCTTCATCGAATAGCAAAAGACGTTCCTCAGCTAACTTCTTTAATTCTCCAAGTGGAACTGATTCGGTCTTTGCTCCCTGAATAACTTTCTCAATACCGTATGGACCATTTTCAGTTTGCCATCTAGCTACAAAATCTTTAGCATTATACGGATCGAATCCGAAACACACGACATCGTAATCAGAAGTTATTATGAAATTGTCAAGATCGTTATAGACTTCCATCATGTCTAATACAGCACCATCTAAAACAACCAGACTACATTCATTAATAAATTCTTCATACTTCTGTCGCATGGCCAACGGCAATTTGTTGATTGTCAACTCAGATACATAGCATCGGGTCTTTATACCAAAAGATCCATCCCTAAGCGGGAACATGAACGTAAATGCACAGAAGTCATCACCCTGTGACAAGTCTGCTCCCATAGCACATGGCATAGACCAGAAATCATGTTTCCTATGTGGTAGAGTTTCTTCATATGTAAAGAAATACGTATAACCTTCCATTGGGATTCCAAAACGCTTTGCTAGAATATCATTACGCGTCGATGGATTCTTCTCAGCGCGTTCAACATCTAACTGATACGTTTCGTAGCTAACAGTCTTTCCAATATTCGGCTGAGCTTTAATCCAAAATTCTGGTTTGGCTACTTCTTTAATATCATCAAGCTTATAGTACCAGATAGAAACATGCGGATTGATGTACTCTCCCTTGAGAATAGACATTAATTCCATTTTGATTGTGTCGCCAGCACTATTACGAACAGTACCCTCAGATGATGTAGCTATGATCAAATAGTCATCATTCTTAGAAGCACCTTGTTCTATAGCGCCTATGACATCTTCTCTAATGTCACCGGAAAGCCATTCGTCTACCGTTGCTATCTTGCATCGAGAACCTTGCAACTTATCTATCGACATTGGTCTGGTTTCGATTATCGAACCGGTAAGAAAATTTTGTATGCCTTTTTTGGTAGATGCTAATTTAGGTCTATTAGCTTTTGAACCAGTGGTATTATTGATTGAACCTTCTGTAAGAAAACTAAACAAAGGCCCTCGTGATCTTGTCAATGCAGTACGAATTGGAGAGATAGTCTCTTCTGCTTGTCGCATTGTCGGAGCTGTAATTATTTGGTCAGTAGTTGTAGGATCAACCGAAACGAAATACGACTGTATGCATCCAGCATACATAGACTTTGCAGCACCTCGTGAAACTATGAGATACTGCTTGTTAGTTAATCGTTTTTTGATTGATCTGCGAACGTAATGTCCGCCATGACCATCCGGATAAGGTTCGTATACGGATCCTTCAACAAAATAATACCAACCAAATACTTGTTCGCCCCATAGTTTAAATGTATCAAGAAGATTCAGATCGCTACCATCAGTTAATGTTAATTCATTGTCACAAAATCTTATCCAACCTTCGACTGCTTGATCATCATAAAAAACTCCCGGATTTGCTATGAGATCATCGATACGATTCATCTCCATAGAAATTTCTTCACAAACGGGAATTTCGCCACGAATAACAGCGTCTCTAAATTGGCCGTAATATTTAGGCACGGCCGTTGCGGATAGGCTCATGCCAACCTCTTTCTAGAATTTATTAGCTATTTCTTTTTACGATTAACTTGCCGAAGTTTACCTTTGTCGTCAATCGTTGCGTAACCTTCATCAACCAATCGTTGATTAGTTTCGAACTGTTCTTTTCTTCTATCATAATCAGATTTGCCTGGATTAATCTTCTTAGTAATATTTGCGGTTACATACGCGGTAGTTGCTGCACCAATAGCTGTCGATAGCGCCATGTTACCGTATTGGTGAATAAGATCGCGCATCTTTTTACGACCTGGTGCAACTACCTGAGCAGTCAAATCCGCAAATTGCTTTTCTTTCATAAGACGATTAATCTGCCGATTGAGTTCTTCATCTGAAAGAAGAGAAGCATTCTTAGCATTCCATTCTCGTTGGCGTTTTACAGAAGCACGTCTATCGCGTTCGAGATTTTCAGTATATGCTTTGCGATCTAAAGCAGTTCGATCGGCAAAATGATCAAAAGCATTACCAACAGTCTGATGATAAGCTGCTCTATGCCTATGACCTCTATCATATTCCTGTTGAGCTTTTCGATAATTATTTTGAGCAGTTTCACGTTGAAAACTCTCACGATCATCTAAATCTCGATATCGCTGTTTACCAGCTCGGGTTAGAGTGCCATCTTCATTTTGATAACGACGAACACCCCATCGTTGTCCTTTGATGCCATGATGAGCTAAGTAGTTGTCCATAACGAACCACCACTTTCATTTTGATTAAACTCGATTGAAGCGAGAATGCTTCTTCTTAGCCTCATTCTTCTTAATAGAATGAATATCGCCTCGCTTCTTTAGAATCTTTTCCTTAGTTGTCATTTATGTCTCCTAACGATACTTAGGTTTCTTGCCCTTTTGCTTAGCTTGACGAACTGTTGCAGAACCGTATTTCTCTTTGTTGTTCATGCTTCTAATCGTACGGTTAGCGTTTTCGGCAGCTTCGCTATATTGTCTTTGAAGCTCAGCCATACGCTCATTATACTGTCTGTTAGAAGTACGGGCATTCGCCTTTTTGGTTTGATTTGCTATTTGCCTACGACCACTAGTGGTTTTGGTATAATATGCAGCTTTAGCGGCACTTCGAGCATTCCCGATGGCACTTGAAGCACGATCTCTAAGGCTAGTTCGCTCTTTCAAATCCACAATATTTCCAGAACGCCTAAGTCTAGCTTCTGGTGTAGATCTACGTGCAGCATGCTTTTCCATTTCATGGGTGCCTCGATCAACAGCTTTTCTGAAATTGGTACTAGCATTGTTGCGAGCATTACGAGCTCCAGTGGCAACTCTAGAAGCAGCTGCTTTAGCAGTGTCTTTTACACCGGAAATTCTAATATTATCACGAGCATTTCTAGCTGCATTTTTGGTATTGTTCTTAACAGCTTGTCCAACTGCTCCAAGAGCTCTAGCACGTCCTACAACTTCTGTACGTGCATTACGTCCTACTGCTTTTCCAACTGCTCTAGCAGCTCTAGCACGTCCTACAACTTC